GTGTGTGCGGCACTGCGTGAACTGCTCGTCATGTCACTGGATCTACGCAAGTGGGGCATTGGGTTTGATGACCAACTCTGGTGGCAGGCCGAGACCAGGGCACAGTTGGATACTGCACCGTCACTGGTCTTCGTCGATGAGTACCAGGATACGAACCAACCACAGGCCGAGATGGTGAGGAAGCTCATCGTCGCTGGCTCACGGGTGGTGGTGGTAGGGGATGAGAGACAGGCGATCTTTGGATTCCGCGGAGCCGATACCCGTGCCATGGACAACGGCGAGGTACTCCTCCGGGGCACAGATGACCGGGGCCTGACGGTACTGCCACTCACGCAGACGAGGCGATGCTCTGAGATGGTAGTACGCTTGACACAGGCCATTGTCCCTGACTTCGAGTGCCTGCCCGGTACTGCCAAGGGGGCACTGGGTACAGTGGATGATGGCCAACTGGTGGGCTGGCTCAAGCCCGGTGACGTGGTGCTCTGCAGGAACAACGCAGACCTAGTGGCACTGGCATACCGGTTACTGTCCAAGTCCATCCCCTGCATGATCAAGGGGCGGGACATAGGCGACAAGCTGTGCGACTTGGTCGATGAGGTCAACGGCAAGGACTGGGCCGGGGATGCCTCGTCGTTTGGCCTGTCGCTGCGTGACTGGTACATGGAGAAGCGACGGCCACTGTTGATGGAGGGTGACGATGCCGAGCGGCGATTGGCTACACTCCAGGATCAATACGACTGCTTGAACATACTCGCAATGGAAGGGATGGATGCGGGTAAGATCAAGAATACAATACGCTTTGTCTTCGGCGACGGCGCACGCAATGGCAAGGTAACATTGAGCACTGGTCACAAGTTCAAAGGTCTTGAGGTTGACACCCCCGACAATAGATTGGTACTCTTGAGGCCCGACCGGCTGGGCATGGCGGGGCGCAATGACGAGGATACAATGCAAGAGTCCAACGTGCTCAACGTCATGCTCACCCGTGCCAAGGGTGCACTGTACTTCGTGCCGTTCATTACCAAGAAGGGCAAGGAGGTGGCGGTACCCCAGGTACTGGAGGCACGGTGGCTGGAACTCACGATGGAGGTGTCGGCTGGCGGTTAGTCACCAACTCGCCGCCTCGCGCACGCGCCCGTATATAGAAGGGAGATTTTATTTTTCATTCAGTGGTTGACACGCCACGTCAATCGTAGTACCATCATGTAGTGGCGCACCAATATGAAACCCTCGCCGCTGAGGTGGGCATCTCAACACGCCACCTCTACCGCATATTGAACGAGGGCAGTAGACCTAGCGTAACAGTACTAGGTAAACTCTCCGCAGCCATGGGCCTGTCCATGGATGAACTACTCACTGTCATAGACAAGGCAGCGATGACTCAGCTGAGGAAACGGGCGGGACGTAGCAAGAGGCGACGCCGCCGCAGTTAGTAACTAACCAATCAAGGAGAATAGATAATCGTTATGGCAACCGAAACGTCAGTAGTAACCAAGACCAAGTCGACCCCCGCCGCAGTGGTGGCGAAGGGTACCCGAGTGGATGTCACTGCCACCCCCGTCGTACTCCAGGCGGCGCAACAGATACCGGTAAAGGATCTCGTCCTGGTAGATAATCCAGGGCGCATGGATGGTGACAACAAGCTGGAGATGCTGCGCCACGCCATCGAGCAGGCAGGGCAGGTACTCCAACCCCTCTCGATTCGCCCCACCACCGAGGAGGATGGCGATGCCTTCGCCGAGGGCAGGTACGCAATCGTCGATGGCCGTCGCCGCTTCCGCTGCGCTAAGTCCTTGGGATTCAAGACGGTGCCGGTGGTGCTATGGAATCCAGGCAAGGGCAAGGACCGTATCACCACGGTACAGGGTGCGATCCTCGCCAACCTCGCGAACCGCAGCCTCACTGTACCGGAGATGCTCAACGCCTTCCTCGCCCTGGCCGATGACCTCGACTGGGATGTGAAGATCCCCAAAGCGGGAGACAAGGGCATCGGCGCGTGCGGCAAGGACGTCGAGAAGCTCGCCCGTTACACTGAGACGAGCAAAGCAACTATCTATCGCACCCTCCGCATGGGCCTGCTCGACAAGGAGATACTCAAGAAGGTGCACAACAAAGTCGTCGGTGCCGACGCCGCCCGTGACATGGGTGGGCTGGTAGCCAACGGGTTCCTCACCGAGGAGCAGGCGACGTTGGTATTCGAGGAAGCCTTCGATGCCAATGCCAAGAAGGCCAAGGTCGACAACAAGCGCGACCCCAACGCACCCGATACCCGTACCCCGGACCAGATACGCCTCGATAACCTGGAGCGTAAGCGTAAGCTGGCCAAGCGCAAGGCAGCGAAGGCCAACGGCAGTGCCAATGGTGGCGGCGAGGAAGTAGAGGAGGATACCATCGCCGTATCCAAGGGTGATCTCAAGGCGGCGGCGGCTAAGCTGGCAGCGGAGGGTAAACTTACCAGCAAGGCCAGTGCCGCTGTCGCCGAGGCGAGTGGCAAGGGTGCGGGTATCTCGGCTGATGCCAAGGCCATGACCCTGCGGCTGAAACACTTGGATGATGTCTGCGAGGATCTCATCAACGACACCAACCACCACATCGCCAAGCTGGGCGCGGCCATCTTCAAGTTCATGGACGGCAAGATCCTTGGACCGGAGTTGATCAAGCAGTTCGAGAAGCACTGCCTCCCCGCGACGGAGGAGTAGTGTAGCACCGGCTCACCCACCCTGGCCTAGACAGCGGGGTGGGGTGGCACCGGGGTGGGGTATGGCACAGACGGACAGTGCGGTACCCTGCCCCGGTTGTTAGTTACTAACTCAGGAGAACCAATCAATGGCATTACGCTTTCGCCCCCACGAATCCCTGTCTCATATCACCCGTGTACTACGCCAGTACCTCCACCTCCCCGACCCCCAGGTACTGTACGTGGTACTCGGCACAGTCGCAGGCAACCACCTCCCCGGACCCCCGGTGTGGACCATGCTCATTGGTGGACCCAGTGCCGGTGGCTCCACACTGGTCACATCCCTGCTCGGCTATACCAGCATGACCGACGACGAGGTGCTGGTCCAGCCGGTGCGCAACACCTATGCAATAGATAGTGTCAAGGGTGCCGCCGCCTTCATCTCTGCCTCGCCCAAGAAGGACAAGGCCAAGGATGCGACAGGTGGTATCCTCCCACAGATACGCGCCGAGGGTGGGACCGGCGTACTGGTCATGTCTGACTTCACTAACATCCTCAACCTCCGCAACGAACAACAAGCCGAGGTCATCGCCTGCCTCCGCATGATCTACGATGGGAAGTTTGTTCGCGCCGTGGGTACCGATGGTGCCAAGGTCATGACATGGCATGGCAAGGTGGGATGCATCACTAAATCCACGGGTGCCATTGAATCTCACCATGCTGTCATTGGCGAGATGGGCCAGCGGTTCATCATGTGGCGGTTCGCCCCCACCCGTGGCCATAGTGAATGTCTCAAGATGCTGGCGGTTAAGTCCAAGCGGGACATGGACATGGCCATCGCCAGTGCTGTTGGTGAACACCTCAACCGTACCCTCGATGTCATAGCCAAGGGGGACATCCCGTTTGAGCTAGAGGTCTACGAGTCGCAGTGGACCACCTTCGCCGCGCAGTTCATATCCAAGGCACGCAGTGTAGTGAAGCGGGACAAGTTCAAGTCCGACATCATCGAGTTCATCCCGCCCCCCGAAGGTCCCACTCGTCTCGCGGGGGAGTTCAAGTCCCTGTTCCTGGGCATGCAGGTTGCAGGCGTAGAGGACGCGGATGCGCATAAGGCGTTGTCCTCCATGCTCTGGGGGTCTATGCCATCCATCCGTAGCAACATCCTGCAGTGCGTACTGTCGGCGATGCGTGGCAAGGGTGAACCCTACCACCGGAACCGCTTCACCAACGAGGACATCGACGCCGGGGTACTGGCCAGGGCAGAGGTGGATGGGTATCGCATGACCAGCACCCAGACTATTAGGCGCAACATGGAGGACATCGAACACCTGGGCATTATCAAGCAGGTCAACGGCGTGCATGGCAAGCGCGGCAAGCGTATCGAGTGGGCGCTGTCCACCGATGACACCGAGTTGTGCCGACAGCTGAGACTACTATAGACAAGGAGAATGAACCAATCATGAACGCAACAACCACGACAGCCGACACACTATCAATGCAGGTCGCCTCACTGGAGGACGGCTATGCCAACCTGCTGGAGGAGAACCAGAACCTTGGCAACGAGGTGCAGGATCTCACCAAGGTAGTACGGGAACTGGAGGATCAACAGGCGATCACGAGGCAGGCATACCAGAACCTGTTGGCCGAGAAGGATGGCACTATCGCTGGGCTGGACGCCACCGTCGCGGCCAAGCTCAAGCACATCACGCTACTGGACGAGGCACTGGCCCAGGCGCGTGAGGCCAACGCCACCCTCGACCACAGGTTGGAACAGCAGAACCGCCGCACCACCGGTACTGTGTCCACGGGGAGTGGCGACCCCGGCCTGTCCCACCCATACGAGGCCGAGAGGTTGGAACGTACTGGACCCGTGTTGACGTACGCCGACGTGCGCCTCGCTCGTCACATCCGCAACAACATCCACTACTCAGCGATACGTCTACTGCTGGGCGTGGATGCCTGCCGCATGCTGGACGCCGCCCTGCGTGCCGACAACGACATTGGAGTTAGTGACTAACCATGCCACTACTTACCCCAACCAAACTAGACCTGCCCCAGTTCACCAGCTGGCGCGACGCGCAACCAGGAGCTATAGTAGAACTCATCGACGCCCTCACCCCTGTGGAGGATGGGGGTGGGGGCTACGACTACGTGGTACTACCTGACCAAGCAGGGTTTGGCAAGAGCGGCGTATACCTTGGGGTATCCCAACTACTACGCCGCTCCGGTAGTGTCAACCGCACCGTGATCATGACCCAGAGTCGTGGCCTGCAGGATCAAATAGGTCGCGACGCCCAGTTCAGCCAGGATCTCAAGGGCAGGGCCAACTACCCATGCCAGTACCAGGGGTCGCGCACCAAGTTCCTCACCTGCAAGACTGGCCCGGATCATGGGTGTACCATCGAGGACACCTGTACCTATACCAACCGCAAGCGTATCTGTGCCAACCACCACACGGTAGTTACTAATTATGCATGTCGGTTGTCAATGTCCCTCTACCCCAATGCGGTAGGCGTGGGCAACTTCGACCTCAACATACTGGACGAGGCGCACCTTGTACCTGATGAGATAACGAGAGCCATGTCTGTAGAACTGGACGCCCGTGAGCAGGCACGCATACTCAACGACATTGACTCACCCACCCCCAAGGCATTGACATCCTGGCGGGAGATGGCCAGCCGGTGGATGTCGTGGTACGCCAGTGAGTACATGGAGGGGGATGAGGACAGCGCCGATGCCGAGACCCATGACCTGCGGGACAAGGTGGCACGCATAGCCAAGTGCAGCGGGACAGATAATTGGTTGACCTACCATAGGGACGGTGATGATACCCTGTACCTAGACGTCATCTGGCCAGGGTTATATGCGAAGAGTGCCCTGTACCCAGGTGGCAAAGTGCTGCTCACCAGTGCGACCATTACCGCCAAGAGCCTATCGCAGCTGGGCATTGCTGCCGACAAGGTGTACTGGCGTCGTACTGGTGGGCAGTTCGATCCCCGTAGGTGGCCTGCCGTATGGCTGAAGACGTGCCAAGTGAAACAGTCCATGCCCAGCCACGCCAAGGCCAAGCTGTTGAATACCATTGACCAGATCATACGTACTCGCGCTGTCGATGGTAACCGCAATGGTATCATCATCACGCCATCCTATGAGCTAGCCAACTGGATCAAGAAGGAGTCCCAACATGGCCAGCGCATTGTCGTCCCTACAACTGCTACTACCCGAATGGAGGTGGACAAGTTCAAGTCACCCGCCAATCTATGTCGTGGGGCAGTTCTGTGTAGTCCCGCTATCGGCACAGGTTATGACTTCCCAGGGGATACTGGTCGGTGGGTTGTTGTTCCTAAAGTTCCATACACATACCACGGAGACCCACTGACGAAGGCACGGCAGGAGCGTGATGGCCGGTACAGTGATGGCCTCGTTGCCCAGGAACTTGCCCAGATGGTGAGCCGGTGCATGCGCGGTCCCGCCGACTGGTGCGAGGTGTTCGTACTCGACGACCTGATCCAGCCGTTTGTCAATAGGAACCGTGACCTCATGGTGGACTGGTTCCCCCTGTTTGAGCACCGGGGTATCAAGGCGGTGGACTGGTTGCCCAAGTTGATGGAGGTCCCCAATGCCTAGCTACATCGCCTACTGGAGAGCGATATCGAAACAGGCCGCAGTACGTGGTGACGAGAAACCCATGGGCATTGGCAAGTCGTCACCGTTTAGTCACCGGGAGGACGCCGAGAGGTGGTTGGATGCGAAGTGTAATGAATACCACACCAACCCCGAACACGTCGCCGAGGGGGTGTCGTGCATCGGGCAGATAGTGGCAACGACAATACCACCGATAGTCATACGGCACTGCCACGTACTGGTACTAGTGGACGAGCGTTGCCCAAAATGTCACACGTTAGTGACTAACCACGTAAAGTAAAATCTCACTTGACAACAGCACCATTTCTTAGTATCATAGTAGAGGTCGCAGTGCATCGCATCTCTATGAAAACGCAGGGGTTCTGTCCCCGGTGTGTGGCAATAGGCAATCAACTAATACTCAAGGAGAGTAACTCAAATGGCATTGAAAGCACGTGTAGAAGATCAGGTACTTGGTGGCGGTTTCCAAATCACCGCCGACGACACCGTGTACAAACTGCAAATCGGTGGCGCACTCCGTCACTACGAGCCGCGCCCCGGTGACAAGGACTTCGACGGCAACCCGGCGCAACCCGCCGACGCGCCGTTCATCTACGTCACCGCCACCCCAGTGAACCCCAAGACGCACAAGCCAATCACTGGGGCCGACTCCATGACCCAGTACTACCGCGCCGGTTGGGACCTCACCCACTTTGTACCGGCTAACGTCGTGGATGGGGATCTCGACAAGCTGGCACTAAAGGCGCAGCCCAGCGAGAAGGCCCTCGTTGGCTACCGCACCCTGGCCACCCAGAAGGGAGAGGATACGGGGTTTCTCAAGGGGGGCGAGGCGGCGCTGTTAATGTCGGCTATCCAGATGGGCGTGGACTTCAACGTCGACTACCTGGATGAACTGTCCGGCATAGTGTGTACCTTTACCCAGGTGGACACGGGCAAGCTGGACAAGAACAAGAAGCCCAAGCTCCTCTCGGTGCCGTCCAAGATCCTCGCCGGTCCCGGCGGCGCGTCAGTGAATGGGCAACCCGCAACCAAGCAAGCCGCAGAGCAGGAGGAGGAACCCGAGGAGGTGGCACCGGCTAAGAAGGCCCCCGCCAAGAAGGCAGCGCCGGTCGAAGTCGAGGAGGAGGCACCCGCCCCAGCCAAGGCAACCACCAAGAAGGCTGGCAAGGTCGCCCTCACTGCCGAGGCCATCGCCACCCGCATCGTGGAGGAGACCATCGAGAGTCTCAATGCGAAGGGCACCGAGTACGATGCGGCGAAACTGGCCAAGTCCTCTAAGCGTAATGCGACGATGGACGATCAACTCGAGGCCAACCCGGACCTCAGCGACGACGTCATGGATCTGCTGGCCAATGTGAAGTGGATCACCAAGCAGATGCCCGAGTAGTGCATAGCAGTTAGTCACTAACCACGAGGGTGTCACGGGAGACAAGCCGGGCGAGATACCGTGGCACGAAGGTCTGGAGCGCAAGCCGCAGTCCAGGACACCCCAACACCCGGCCTATACCAAGGGATGGAGGCAGGATGAAAGTAGTACTAGTAGAAACCATACCGACAGTTAACCCTGTCCCTTACTCGTATACGCCATACGCCATACGCTCTGGGGGGTGGCACATGAAGGCTGTCCTCCAGGCCATTGGTGAACAAGCCGGGTTACTCGATCCGTGGGAACGCCCCGCAAGTGGATGGTCGACAACCAGTGGCTCTGAGGGGGCCAACGTGGGCGAGACCTGTACCTGGGCCGCGCCCCTCTGGCCCCTCATGGGCCTCGCATGGGAGGCAATGATACTCCCGGCCACCGCACCAGATGGTCATGCCGTACCCGAGCAATCGTATGAGTTCGACTGCGGCGAGACAGTGTACTTCAGCCCCGACTGGGCGACCAAGTTAACCGCATGGCCCGACGCCAACGGTGACATGGTCCACCTCAAGGGCAAGATGGTGCCGTGCCTCGACGAGTGTAAGTGCACGTGGCGATCGGCTAACAAATCTATTGCCGACTGGTGGTTAGCGGTGACCCAGTTGAAGTCATACTGCATGGCGATGGGGGTGTTCCGGGGACGGCTCACCGTGGTCTACGTCAATGGGCATTATGAGAAAAACGTCGTGGGTGTGCCAGTATTGAAACGCCACTGGATCGAGTTCACCCGCGCAGACTTCGATATGCAAGAGGAGTTAATCAACGGATGGCTACAAGAACGCGCAACACTACGCAAGGCTTTTCACAAGCATCGTCAGCAGCAGGCGATACGAGGCTAGCCGGTTTCTGGGATGACCAGGAGGATGTGCCGGATGAGAAGCCGAGACTGAAACTAGCCATTGCTGGACTCACCGGCAGTGGCAAGACACGCATAGCACTCACAGCGGAGGAAGCCATCGGCGCTATCCTCGTTGACCCCAATGGGCACGACACCGTGATGGCCGCAGTGAAGGGGAGAGGCGAATGGAAAGGTAAGCCTCGTCGTATCTTCATACCCAAGGACGACCTGCGTGCGCCGCTGTTCAATCCCATACGGCTGGGCAAACTGATCAAGGAGGCCGAGGAGGCGGTGGCCAGGGGCGAGAAGGACCCCACCCAGCTTATACATAGGGAACATATGCAACGGGTGCAGGCGGCGATGGGTGACCTGTGCGTGGATGATAGGGTACGCACCATACTCATTGACGGGGCGAATAAGATCCACCAGTCGGCGTCATTCGCTGAACACGGTCGGATCGAGAAGGTGATGCAACGCGAACGCGGTGAGATGAATCGCATACTCACTGACATCATGCAAGCCCCCGACCTCGCTGGTAAACATACCATCATCACTGCCGAGGCCCAGAGTAGATACGTGGATGTCACTGGCCGGGGTCGTGATGGGCAGTCGCAGACCAAGTCAGTGGAGACCCAGTTCCTCAAGCGTGGCGGCTGGAGTGGACTAGGTGGCACGGTACGTGTCGAGGCGATGTCGATGTTCTGCAACGACAACCTCATGGTGGACCGGGCCAACTTCATCCTGGAGGATCACTTCGACGGCTTCGTCGCCAGCGGTGCGGAGTTCTGGAAGCGGGTACGCAAACGTAACCCAAGGTCAGTGGACAGCTGTGTAGTGGGGGACTTCCTCCTCATACTGCAACAGTCCAAGGACAACGTCGATCTCCTCATTGGGGAGCGGGAGTGGAGTGTGTTTGTCAACAAGGAGATCACCTTCCCCGAATTGTATCGCCGCATCTGGGACAGGGAACTCGACGATGAGTGACACCAGGGAATTGACGGTTGACCAGTTCGACTCCCTGGTCGCCACCATGTACGACGACATCACCCAACCCACTGTGGGCACCATCGCTAGCCAGCTTGGGGTCGGCTACAGCGTGGTGTACAGGGCATTGAAACGCAAGGGAGTGAGACGCCGACCGCAGGGGCCGGTACGTATTGGGTTTCTCGCGGGGTCCAAGAGCGATCAGGTGGCCCAGTTGTTAGTCACTAACCACCCGCTCCATAGGAACAACCCCATGCGCTTGTCCCATACCGACATCGCGCACAAGGTAGGCTGCACCAGGGAATTGGTAAGGAATGTCTGTGCCAAGTTAAAAGCAAGGGGGAAGTTAAAGCAATGACCAAGATGGCCGCGTGCCACGTATGCAAGACGATAGTAGCCTGTGTCGAGAAGGAGGGACAGTTACTGTACCGGGACCACATGGATGGGGACGACATGTGCGAGGGATCGTATGACGTGGTAGAGACCAATGTAGTAGACCACCAGCCAGTGGAGGCGAAGCGGGTACCCGTGGACTACATCTACCACCAGTTGAACTGGGACTTCATCCACGGCCTAGCCCAGATCGCCAGCTATGCCCAAGGGAAGTATGGGTCGGTGCAGCAGTATGCCGACAGCCGTCTCGCCGGGGAGAAGTCACCTGTCAATCACATGCTGCGCCACATCGGGCAGTACATTACCGGCGAGGAGCATGATCACTTTGGCAACGTGGAGAGCCACCTGTTGGCAATCGCGTACAACGCCATGATGGAATACTTCTACTACCAAACCTATGGAAGCGAGGACTACAAGTTACATGTCAACCGCACAGATGGCCCTGCCCGACGATCATCCGATGATGAAGGCATGGAATAAGTGGTGCGCCACAGACGAGTTCAAAACCGCTCTCATGTGGGCAACCAAGACGCACTATGACGACGGACGCCCTATCAATCCGATCCAGATAGAGCAGCACGCCAAAGGCACAATGTGGTTAGCCTTCACGAAAGGAATGGAGATCAATGTCAACACCAATGACACCAGCAACACAGGGACTGAATAGACCCATAGCCGAACGGCTCATCGAAACCCCGGCAGGTGTCATCCACCTGTACACCGTGGAGAAACCCGACCACAGCCTGGAGGTGACCGCCACTATGAAAACCAAGGTCACTGTCCATGCCGACGCCCTGCTCATGCACGACAAGATGGGCAAGGAGTTGGTACGCAAGGCCGAGGACACCGCAGTGCGAAAGTTAATCTCTACCGTACTGCTACCCCCGCCACTGTTGAGTATCGTGCGGGAGTTGAACGTCCTGTGCATGGAATGCCTCGTATCGTCACCTGACAGCGCCCACCTGGAGGACCTCAAGCTCAAGCGGATGGACCTCACCGACCAGTTGGCCAAGATCCAGGCCATCGTGCGCCAACCATACCTGGAGGGAACCTATGGGCATGACGCTCGACCTGCCGACGATCAGGGTTGACATGCGCGAGGGTAGTAAAACTCTCGTCCCGCTACTGGAGAACACATGCAATGTCATACAGGTACCCATGCTACCCGCCGGGGACTTCATGTGGCGGTCCCGTCTCCGCGATGGATCAACGGTCAAGACGCTATGCGAATACAAGACCTTCGCCGACTTCCTCACTAGCAAACGAGATGGCCGTCTACTCGAACAGGTCGTCAACATGCTGGAGTTTGGCGACCGTAACATACTCCTCATCGAGGGGGACTGGGGACTTGGCCCACGGGGGCTGGCAGTGGTACGAGGTAAGCCTTGGAAGGGATACCCGGAAGGGCGGTACCAAGTGCCCCTGACCGGGACGGCAAGACCGCCGACGTTTGCCGAACTATCTGGCTTCCTCTGGGAACTGCAGTACATCGCAGGCTTCCAAATCTGGAGGTCCATGTCCAAGGATGAGAGCGCGGCACTGGTATCGCAAGCCTGCCGCCTGGAGTGGAAGTCGTGGAAGGAGCACGACGCACTGGGAGTAGACGGGGTGGTGGGTGCCAAGGTGGAGAAGTCCACGCCCAGCGGTGGCCCCCGGTTCCTGACCCCGGGTAAGTGCTGGCGGATGGCCGCGCAGATCGACGGGCTGGGTAGCTTGGCAAGTTACACAGAACATGGGTTCGACACGCCATACGAGATGGTCACCGCCAGCGTGGAATCCTGGGAGGCAGTGTTACCCGCTAAGCAGAAGTGGAGGGCACGCACCATCCACAAGTGGTTACGCGAGAGATAGGTTAGTAACTAACAAGGAGAACGAACCATGCAAGTATCAATGAAACAACTGGCCACCGCACATGGCAGGTGGATGGAGGCGCTGTGTACCGCACGACGGCTGCTAAGCAAACCCGGCAAGTGGTCCCGCAGCACCATGAGCTTGAGTCGTAACGGCATGCCATGCAACGTCGGCGAGGCCACCCGGTACAGTCTCACTGGTGCACTCGAATGGGCACTGGATGACCCCAACGAACTGTACGCCCTATGCCAGTACATCTGCCGGGAACTGGGGATGAAAGGGAATCTCCACGATTGGCACCGCCGCCTGGAGACCGGAGGTGAGGTGGTGGTACTGGCTGATGTCATCCGGCTGCTGGACAAGGCGATCCGCGCCACCGAAAGGAGAATCGAGAACCATGAACGATAGAAACATGTGGTACGCCTGGGTGCGGGGCCTCGCCGACATCGTTATCCATATGCTGTGGATCAGTGCCCTGGTGACGTATCTAATGCCCCTCCTATGGGAAGTACACAAGGCCATCAACGTACACGGTGCACGGTGACGTATGGCTGTAGACTTCTGGCCGTACCTAACCAGGGGCGTCGGGGCGCGGTGCAGTCAGTGCATTGCCCGTCTCGACCCCAGCCAGTTCAGTCACGTCGTACCACCGGCAGGACCAGCGGATGCGGAAGTGGTATTCGTTGGCGAGGCCCCCGGTGGGCAGGAGCGGGACGAGCCGTTCCAGGGCAACGCTGGGCAGGAACTCGACAACCACTATCTCCCACTGGCCAAGCTGGAACGGTCTGAAGTGTATATCACTAATGTCTGCAAGTGCCGCCCACCCAGTAACCGGACCCCAAACGTGAGTGAGATTAACGCCTGTGCCCAGCACTTCCTGGTACGGGAACTCGACCGGCTAAACCCTAAGCTGGTTGTCCTCATGGGCGGCACCGCTTCCAGTATAGTCGATGGCAACCCGGTAGATCTAGAGTCAGATCATGGGAGACACTACCGGGGGACGATACTAGGCCGTGGCCCGTATGACATCATGCCCACGTACCACCCGGCGCTGGGCCTGCATGTGAGTAATCGCATTGACGCCATCGAGGAGGGGTTTGCCAATGTGGGACGCTGGCTTGCCGGGACGTACAGTGAGCCGGTCGATGAGTGGGCCGGTGACGAGGAGTACATCTACCTGGAGCAGGGGGTCGGGCGGCTCTGGCCCAGGAAGCCGGTGTTCATTGACAGTGAGAGCGAGTACGGGGAGTTGTACTCCTGGCAGTACACCCAGTTGCCGGGAGTTGGAATCATGGTCAAGGAGCACGGGGACAGCGGTGATCATATCAAGGAGAAGAGGAGGTACCTGCAACGGGTGCTCAATGAGTGCCAGTCGATAGTGATGCAGAACGCGATAGTGGAAGTGGCAGCGTTCCGGGCACTGGGCATCCATGTCGACTGGGCCAAGGTAACTGATACGATGCAGATCGCCTACCGGCGTGCGATGTCACAGGGCTTGAAGCCACTGGCCCGTCGCCACTGTGGGATGTCAATGCAATCCTACCTGGAGGTAACCAACCAAGCCAGTAAGCGCAAGGTCAAGGAGTGGATCGTAGAGGTGGTGGATCATCTCCCGCCGTTAGTCACTAACCGGGTGAGTGAGAAGACAGGTAAGTATTTGAAACCAAGTAGAAAGGAGAACCCCATGGTGGCAGTGCTGGATGGGATACTGCGGTCAATGCACACTAACCCCAAGTACGACCCATGGAAACGCTGGAGAGAGCATCGCGAGGAGTTACCCACTGCCGCGACACCAGCGGCGATTGAGACAAAGAAGAAGCAATGGTACTGGCGGGAGTGGCTCCTCGATCACGTGGGCAGTGACATGCCGCAACGGGGCCTACGCCATGTAGAGCCAACCATTGCCAAGTGGTACGCCTGTAGAGATGCTGATGCTACGTGCCGGGTGTACTACACGATAGGTAAGGATCTGGATAGTCTATGGAAGGTAAGAGAATATGACTGGAATGCAAGATAAGATCGTAATCACGATGGGCGACATTAAACAGGCGTCCATCAACCGGGCCAACCGCGTACCGTACGTAGAGGTAACCATGGGGTTGGAACTGTACCTGCTGGATGTCATGCAACGCATGGTGGACGCCAGGACCAAGACCGACGTGCTGGCCACCATGCACACCATGATGGAGATTGCCATTCAGGCCGGGATGGATGCGGAACGTAAACGCCACGCCGCCGAGATGCTGGCCCTGATGCAAGCCATCGCCGAAGCCCCCGTGGTAGACTAGTCTAAGTAGTTGATAACAAAGGAGAACCAATCATGACCAAGAAAGCATTCGTCACACCAGAGCCGGTCCGTCCACTGGAGGTGCTGGCCCAACCCAAGGTCGCACTGGCCACCAGCCGCGAGATGGAGAGTATGATACGGGAACGCCAGGGGTACAAGGCCCAGGAGAAGGTGGCGCTGGCCCTGATCGCCAAGATCAACCCTGTCATCTATAGTCACATGGCACGCATGGAGGATGGGGTACAAATCCTGGTCACTGACTCCAGGTTGCCAGAGGGCAAGGTATGGAAGGCAGTACTGGGAGGGGCGACCCGGACGACAGTGAACCTATCTGCGCTCAAGATGTCCATGCTGGCCCATGGGATACAACCGGCCAAGATCGACGACATACTGGACTATGAAGTGCAGGTCGTGGACGAGGAGACCGGGAAGTTGACCCTCACTCAAGTAGTCAAGACCAGCACCAGTGACAGTGTCAATATACGGATGGTCAACGCCAGTTAGTAACCAACCAACCACTGGCCGACCGGCCTACCCGCTGGGGGTACGGGGGTTTACCCCCGGCTGGTCGGCCACTGCCAATCAAGGAGAACAGTTATGGACTTGGAAGAAACACTACAACGTATCCGTGAAGCAATCGCCTGCCTCGACGAAGCCGCCAACTACATCTCAATCGAGAGCGGTATCGCCCGTAAGTTGCATGCCCGTATCCAGGATGCCAGTGACGGTCTGGTCGGGGTACGCGAGGAGATACAGGCAGGGATAGTTGCTGCCGACAATCTCAAGAAGTTACTCAAGGGTGGCCGCGTATGAACTGGAACAATCTAGACAAGGACCAAAAGGCCCACCTCGCACAGGTTGCCGCCTATGGAGTGCGTCCAACGAATGGTCTATTCCCCATCACGGGGGAGATGTTCAACGCCAACTGGGAGCGGTGCGATGCCCTGCTCGTAACCACTAACGCCCACAAGCGCACCGACCAATCCATAGTCATGGGCCGGGGCGCAGCCAAGCAACTGGCCCTGATGGTGGACGGCATCGACGTGGACTTCGGCAGGCAGATCGACCACCTCAAGCCCTATGGCATAGTGTGGAGTAAGTATGAACTGGACATTGGTGAGTGGAACGTGCCGTACCTGGGGGCATTCCAGGTGAAACGCTCCTTCAAAGACAAGGCATCACTGGATCTCATTGAACGTAGCTGTGTCATGCTCGACCGCTGGTGCCGCGCCCACCCCCGTGCCAAGGTGAGGTTGAACTATCCAGGTATTGGCAACGGGGGCCTCAGCGAGGATGAGGTGCGCCCAGTCCTGGAGGAGTGCCTGAACATGAAACAGGTCTCAATCTGGAAGTGCCCAGTGGTTGACAGCGGAGTTAGTGACTAACATGGGTGGCATTACCTGGACCTATCAACGCTGGTACCTGGATGGACAGCCGCTCAACCGCAACATACGCAAACGCCTTGCCAAGAAGTGGATGAAGTCGGGCCGCTTGGTACTGGTGGACGCCTACCCAATAGATGTGCCAGGGTTTGACCCAGCCGTGGAACCACCAACCGGGGAACTAATCACGGTCACCGCCGTGGACCCGCATAACCGTACCGTCACTGTTACCCGTGGCTATGCACATACCAAGTAGAGTTAGGCACCCCAGCTTCGCCAACACCCAGGCGCTCGACAGGTTACCAATGCCCACTATCGAGGACATGATGAACCTCGGCGTCGCCATCGACGTCCCGTACCTGGAGTCTCTCGCTGTGGAGATGCGTGATATGATGGAGGATCTCTCCGCTAGAGTACGGCGACGGGTTCCGCACGACAAACTAGCAGAGTTCCTCGGTGTCGATCCCGACGATGACGATACCGGGTCCAGTGACGGGGGAGTGGGCAGTGACGCGGTCACAGTAGCCAGCCGTTTCAAGGTCACCTCCCCCGAACAGGTGGCCTGGTTTTTATTTGACACCCTCGGCATAGGCAAGGGCAAGGCACTGGTCACCACCCCAGATGGCAGTCGTATATCGACAGGTAAAAAGCAGCTAGAGGCACTCAAGAGTGAGCACGAAGCTATACAGGAGATTCTGCAGTTTCGTGAGGTCCATAAACTCTATACGACGTACGTACTCAAACTACCCAGGATCGCCCGATACCATCCTGCTGGCCGGGTTTGTCCTGTATGTGGTCGCAGTCATCGTCAGTCATCTAATAGGGTCCATAGCACGATAGTTGCCACCAGGACTGACACTGGGAGGTTAGCTGGACGGCGACCTAACCTGATGAACATCCCCATCCGGTCACCCCTTGGGGCGCGGGTCCGTGCCGCCTTCATCCCCAGCTACGGCATGTCCATGGTTGGTGCAGACTATAGTCAAATCGAGTTACGCATCCTCGCCAGCGAAGCCGCCGACCCGTTCATGATGCAGTGCTTCCTGGAGGGCCGCGATATACATGCGGAGTCCACCCTGGAAGCAATGGGTATCCGTGATAAGGTAGGGTTCGATCCCAAGTCCAAGGCCATCTATCCACTGGTCCCCGGTGGCACTGTCCCTACCATTCAGGAGTTCATGACAATGCGCGCAGGGATGAAGAACGCCAACTTTGGCATAGTCTATGGGATCACCTGGATGGGCTTGCAGGCGCAACTTGTCCTTATAGGTATCTACTGGTCTAAAGAGCAGACCATCGCTTTCATCGAGGAGACCTGGCACAAGGTGTTCGCGTACATTCGGCCCTACATGCGGGAACAGGAGTACCGAGCCAGGAAGTACGGGTTCACCTGGGACTTCATGGGGAGTATTCGATACATACACGGCATCCGCAGTGCCGTCAAGCGTGTCGTCGCTGAGAGTGTGAGACAGGCTGGTAATATGCCCATTCAAAGTGCGGGGTCGGCGTTTCTCAAGATCGCCATGTGGACCCTGCGGGGCGTCTACGACAAGTTTAGGGACGAGGGCTATGCGGTGAACTTTCTTATGCCGGTCCATGACGAGATTGTATCAGAATGCGACAGTGACATAGCGGAGGAACTCAAGGTGGCCACTGTCAAGTGCATGGCTGACGTCAACCAGTACACCCAGCTGCTGGTACCGGTCGCAGCCGAGGGCAAGGTTATGTCACGGTGGGCGAAGTAGTTAGTGACTAACAAAGTGGGCACCAGGGAGTATGAGGTAAACCCCGGTGCCCAATGGTTGTTGTTAAGAAAACCACACCTGGAGGAGTGGTGGTTGGCCTATACTACACCAAGCGGCGGCGCTTTGCAAGGGCAATCCCCAGCAGGCCCATGCCCAGCATCGCATACGTGGCAGGTTCCGGCACGTCGCACTCAGCCCCGACACAGAATGGATCAACCCCCGGCCCTGCGTAGAACTGGTCAATCAGCGAGATCGTCGCATACCCCAGCCCCTCACTATCACTGCCCACCAGGAAGATATCCTTGACTATCCGCAGGTCACGGTAAGGGGCATCGAGAATGGCCACATCCTGCAACGGCCCACCGGGGGCATCGACCTGCGCCTGCCCTGCGACGTGGAGAAAAGGCACCGTCCCAATGATGGTCTCGACAACCTGTGCAAAACTCTGGTCTCCAACGACAGCGCCATTAAACAGCAGCCCCACCCCGCCAATCGCTGGGAACAGCGGGTTCACCGAAATGTCATAGGCGATGAGGAAGTCGGACGAGGCAAACCCACTGTTGGACAGCGCGGTAAACCCACCGGCAAATCGAATCTGGTTGTTGGCAAGCGTTACATCTATCCCACTCGCATCCAGCGGCGCACACACCCCAATCCCGCCGCAGGTGCGGGTAAATGAGAAGTCATCGACAGTGATATAGGAGTTGGACAGCGATCCGCCAGCGACCAGCACACTTAGCAGGGTCGCCCCCAACTGGGCACTGGATAGAGCCAGCACCGTGATCACAAGTACTATTCGTTTCATACGTTTCCCTTCTATTGATCACATGGCCGGGAAACCGAACGTTCACTGGGCGTCCCAGCCACGATGCAGATAGTATACCACCACGTCTTGTTAGTGACTAACTACTACTGCACTCGCGCTTGCCCGGTGATAGACGCACTGCCACTAATCGACACCCCAGTCCCAGTTGCTGCCGGTGTCACCGTGATCGCCCCCGCCCCCACATTGGGACAGTAGATGGTATTATCCCCGGCCCCCACGGCAACGACGCCACACACGGTACTCCCGCCGAGCTTCACATCATACGCCCCCGGGTCCAACCCAGCCGCAATGTAGTCGGTAGTCAACGTCGTGGTCACCGCTGGCACGCTGCCAAACGTCCCCCCACCGCGTGCGTGTAGATACGTCAAGTCAACGTACTGTGCCCCACTCCAATTCGCTGATGGATTCAACGGCAGCGCACTAATCGTAGTCACCGCCCCGGTGGAGATCTTGTGCACAGTAAACATCTCCAGTGCCGTAACACTCGCACAACTACTTGTCCCGCCACAGCCCGTAACTCTATAGCTATGCCCTGCCCCCGTGGGATACGTGCCGTCTGGGTTGTCCACCATCAGGTACAGGTCAGACCCGGTGGGCGCGACCCACGTCGTGTTCACACTATACACGGTCCCGCTGGTGGCGCTGGTAACCTGCTTGGACGTATTGATATTGGCACAGGCGGTGTCGCCGCTGGGACACGTGGTCACCCCCTCGACGCCACCCTCCCCATTCTGCGGGTAGTGAGTGAACAGCTTCACTGTCCCTGCCGCCGACCGCACCACATCATCCCATAGAATCACATACTCCTGCTTACCGGTACGCTTGTAGTGCAGCACCCCGCGATGTTGTCTGGTAATCCCGGTCCTCCATATAAGTACATTGGACAGGGCATAGGCAAACGCACTATCACTTCTCCCGTTATTATTCGCCCCGCCTGCCCATCGCAGTATCGGCGCATGGAACAACTCATAGACAAAGTCGCCGCGTATCATCGACACCAGCCCCCGGTTGAGCAGTAACCCGCCCATCTGCCCCATGTTGGTCTCAGCCTCATTCGTCCCACCCGCCGCCCCCATGGCCCCCAGGGATTGGTTGGGTTCAAAGCTATCGCCGCACACCAGCCCATTACCTTTCACAATGCAGTAATCGGTCGCCCGGGGACTATCGTGGTCGCCATTGAAACTCGCCGACGAGTAGGTAAATGCCGTGTCGCTGGGGCTGGTCCACCCAGTACGTGAGAACACATACGCCATCCCACCACCCGTCGTTGGGCACCCATACGTCCCGGGGACTAGGCACCATGCCGTATCTGCCGCCGTCGTCCTAAACACCCGCTGGGTCGGGTCACTGGTGTAGCTGGTGGCCGTCACATTAGCTGGCAACCGCTTGAACATGTTGGTCGACTCATACGAGTTAGTGCTGTCAATGGTATCGGTGTTGAACCCGGCCACATTGAGGAACCAGTGCATGAACTTGGATGTCTCCATCGACTTGGGAAATACCCTGCTGCTCCCGGCAAACCCGGCCATCCGCCCACCGGCCCCATCAAAGCAGTTAGTACCGTCCGCGTCTGCCCCAAACGCATACGTGCACCACTCCCGTGTACCCACGGCGGCGTTGGGGTGCCAGAGGAAGCGTAAGGCGTCGTTGAAACTATTCATGTACCCAGCATCGGTTAAATCTGGGCCATTGATGAACGCATTCCTCCAGTAGAGGGTTATGTCAATTGCATAGTGGGCGACCCGGGCAAAGTAGTAATTAGGCCCACCATTAGTCATCCCGGTATAATGTCCCCGCTCACCGGCATGGGTGTAGTCGAACCAGAACAGGCTCGTATCACTCAACAGTGCCACTGCCCGGGGGTCATCATCAGCGAGTACAATCCCCAATGCCACAGCCGCCCCCAGCTTGGATCTCGTCATATTATTAATCGGCTCTGACGAGCTACTCGTAGTGGTGCCCCCCTGCGGCGGGTAGAGGGATGGTTGTGACAGCGGGGAGCCAGCGTGATGTTTCAGGTACCACCAGACGCCGCAGGAGGTGGAGGTGCGCGGGTCGATGGTGGCAAAGGCGGCATTGGTACGGGCCGAGTTGTTGTTGACCGTGAGGGTGGTGTCATTGGTGACGCCGTTGACGTAGATCGTCGTGCCAGCGCCGAGGTAGCCCTGGCCGACAATTAGTGATCCCACGACGACCTGCGATAGAAACGACGTCCCAATGCCGGTCAGTGTCACATTCGCCCCCTCGTTGGCCACGACACTGATGGTCCCGCTCCGGTTGGTCCTCACCATCTTGGTGCACCCATCGCCCAGGTCGTTGAGCATGGCATTGGCAAAGGCGGCGCGTTCCCCGGCGTCCAGGTAACCGGTAGGCTTCATCAGGTCGTAGATGTAGGCCATGTGGACGGCACTGAAACTGGCATAATCCCCCTGGTCGTCATCGCAATTATTATTAGTAACGCTGGGGTAGGTCTCGACGCAGGCACCGTTGTTGAAGAACGTCCCAGGATTATTAATCGCATGTTCCGCAATCGTACACGCCTCGGTGTCACTCCGGTTGACATAGCATATCGTGGCCATGTTCGCACTCTTATCCTTGAGGTAGTTGAGACGGCCAAGCGTGTACGCGGGTGGGGTCCCGGCAGTGAGGTAGGATCTAAAGTTATTCACGGCGACCCATGCGACATTCCCGCCCTGCGCCCAGCTGGAGACGGTGAGATTGGTACTGTTGAATGTGGCGTCCAGAACCAATCCGTTAGTCCACTGGATGGTGGTCGGCGAGGGGACCGCTGTGATCGTAAAGTACACGGTTGGACCGGCGGTACTGGAACAGTTGAGGTTGGTGGCAACAGCCCCGAAGATGCATATCTTATTACCCACTGCCAGTCCATGTGCCCGGGTATAGGTGGCGGTGGCAATACCACTGGCGACCTGGATGCTGGTGAGCAGGCCGTTCTCGATACTGGCGGCGAACTCGATCAACTCCCCCGCAGGGTTCCAGGCGAGACGCGGGTGCGGTTGGGTGGTGTAGTTAGTCACTAACCCGGCCAGTTGTATCCCCCCGGAATAGGTGGCGACTGGGGGGCCTGGGTGGGTGATGGTGCCGTTGCTCCACACCCCGTTACCCGCCACTGGAGTTGTAGGTCCAGGCGCACTGTACAGGGCAATAGTCGTGGGGGACAGGACGTCGACATAACGTAACCCATTGGCATTGGTGGTCCCCGCAACGTTGGCCACCTGGATCATGTCGTTGGTTGCCATGTGATGGGCCACCCCGCAGGTGAGTACGATGGGTGTCGCATTGGTGGCCCCGGTGATGTGGCAGTTCTTGTTGTCGTGCGTCCGTATGGGGACGACGGCACTGGTCAGTGGAAATGTCAATATGGCAAGGAGATAGAGTTGTCGCATGGCAGTTAGTCACTAACGGTTGGTGATCCCGGTCTGCTTAAGTGCAAACTTATCCACCGCCGAGTTCACCGACACCCCCACCCCCAGGTGCAGGTAGAACGGCTCCAGGTTAGCGGTCGGCACATTGGTGGAAATGCTAACCTCAGTCCCCACCGCCACCCCATTGTCGTACAGCCGGAACTTAATCGTCCCCGGGGTCGTGGCATAGATCGCCGTCCGGTAGAACCTGTCAGCCACTGGCGGCAACCCATAGTCCACCACCGTGGCGGTACCTGCTGCGGAACATACGCATTGAAAGTTAGTATCGGTGGCCAGCCGCCGCCACCAGCAGCCGTTATTGGTGGTTGGCGGCGCAGCCGAACTCTCACCCGCCGCCAGGAACCCGGTATAGTTGCCCTGGTTGGCTATCGTAGCCACATTGGACCAGATCCAGTAACTGTCAAAGACCGCCGTGGAAAGGGCAAACTGCCCATAGACGTTGAGGAACTGGTAGTGCAGGATGGTTCCGCGCCCAGTGGTCACGCCGGGGTTGGTCAGGAATATGCCGGGATGGCCAAGTGAGGAAGCACCAGCCGTAACCGATCCGCTTGCCCCATTCCACGTACCGGTCCTAAGCCCGGAGGTACCTCCAAATACCGAGCCTATATTAACTGCTGGCCCCTCAATGAACTCCTCGTACATCACAAACACCCCGGGATCGAACAGGTCAAGGCCAGCCGGGCCACCGGCACTTGGCGTATAGGTCTCCATGACCCGGCAGGTCTTGCCATTGACCACCGTGGTGGTGGCCGACCCGCGCCACGACTCCCCGCTGGCTAGGGTACCAGTGAATACGACACAGCCATCTGCAGTCTGGTTGGCCGCCCCGTACATGCGGAAGTCATTGGTGCCATTAGCGGTGAGTTCCGGTAGGATGACCCCGGATTGTGCCGTGCCATCCCCAGATGTGAAACCCCCGGTGCAGGTGATGCCGTTGGTCGCATACGTACATCCCGTCCCCTGCGTCACTGCCCCCGCCGAGTTGACGATCACCACCTTGTTGGCCGTGGTTAGGTTAGACGCACCAGTCACATCCCCGGTACCCCCCGCCGCCGCACTTGTCCCGTCCACCCGTACAAAGTTAGTCCCCGCCCCCGTGACGATACTGGGTACCCCAGCAGTGGCCTTGATTACCCCCGTTAGGTTGGACCGGGTAAGTACCGTACCGGCAGCATTAATGGTCATCCCCTCACCCCCGGCCCCGGCACTGGGACCAGCGACCCCGCCAGTACCACCAGGGGCGCTGGTACCGTCTACTCGTACAAAGTCTGTCGCAGTGCCCGTGACGACGCTGGGCACCCCACCAGTCGCCTTGATCACCCCCGTTAGCGTAGACCGGGTGAGGGTCGTGCCTGCCGCGTCAATAGTCGTCCCCGCCCCGCTCGTGCCAACCCCAGGACCAGTGACATTCCCACTACCCACCCCGGCTGGGGCACTGGTACCATCTACTCTCACGAAGTCAGTAGCGGTGCCCGTAACCACAGCAGGTACCCCACTGGCGGTCTTGATCACGCCGGTCAGGGCAGTGCGCGACAGGGCAGTGCCAGCGGCGTCAACAGTGGTAAGTACACCTGCCGTCCCAGGTGCCGGTCCCACCACGTTCCCTGTCCCTGCCCCGCCTGCCCCGCTCAGCACGGTCCAGACGTTATTGGAAGTGCATGACGCCAACCGCAGTGCATCATTCACCCCAACAGTTGTGTTTAGCCAGAAGTCACGCCCCGCAACGCACCCCACAGGAGGTGTAGTACCTGTGTAGTACCGGCTGTTGCCCGTGGTCTGGGCCAACGACACCAGGGCTACCAGGACCAGGATCATAGCAAGTTTCATAGATTGCCTCATTCTGTTAGTCACTAACCGGTCAGTTTACCATCCGGGCGTTATCGCCGGTGGGCATTCAGCTGGCTCTGCCAGTAGCCCATGCGCTGGCGCGGGTTCAGCCTGCCGCTCTCAGTGGTACGGTTGCTCAGGAACCGGCTGACCACCAGCGCCTCCTGTTGTAACTTAATCCTCTTGTCCCCCGGGCTTAGCGTCTCCCACCCCGGGGCACTGGTAACCTTGTCGATCATCCTGCCCACTAACCTCCCCTTGAGTTGGTGCCGCAATGCAATCACCTCTGGCGTATCCCCCTCCTGCGGCGTCACTGGCTTGACAGGTAACCTCATCTGCCGCAGCAGTTCCCGCTGGCCATCGGTCATCTGCGACATCAGTTCCCCGTAACCCGCCTCCTGCTTGCCTGCCTCGCCCTCCTTGTCGATAGTTTTCATCCTCCCGCCCCTGCCCTCCAGGAACCGCGCACTCGCCGACTCGGGGGTACTCACACCACCGGGTTTCGCATCGCTTGGCAGTAGCCCCGCCTGTTGCAGTACTTGGTCAAACGCATTGATCGTAATAGGTATCCCCTGCCCACCAAGTGACGTGATCACCCCTTGCACATACGCCGGGGACAGCCCCAGTGCCTGTGCCGTCTTGGTAATCGCCAGCCCGGTATCCTTGTCGATCTGCTGGCTGGTGGGCACCCCTTCGAGGCCCTTGGAGACAAACGGCCTGCCACTGTACTGGTGCACACCGCTGACGACGTCGGTGATAAACTTGGTGCCCTGCGGCAGCGCCGTCTCGCCCAGTTCCCCCACATTCTTCCACAGGCTGTCCAGGGTGGTGCCGTACTTGGGGTCGACAACTGGGGTGAAATCCATGCCCTGGAACCCCATCTCCTCGGCGAGTTTCTGGAACTGCTCTGGACTGTTGCGCCACAGCGACTCCACACCCATGCGCACTGCCTTGGATAGGCGGCTATATTGTCCAGGTATGGGCCACTTGAATACTTCCCTCCTGCCGTTGTCGTTCAGTACCTCATCACTCCCGGTGAAGAACAGGTAGTCATCCTTGACATCGTCGGGGGTATCAAAGTATATCCGCTGCTTCTCGGGGCTGGACAGGTTGTATATAGTAGCGGCAACCGCAGGCGCAATAATGGTGCCCATGATCGCCATCCCAAATCGCCGTGGGTCATCCCGCCCCGCATCCCAGGCACTGGCGAGGTTTTGCAATCGCGCATTGAAGTACGGGGTCACCGCATTGAACGCCGCCATCTCACTCCCACTATGACGATAATTTGCCATCTGGTTACGGGCCGCATCAATCCCCTTGGCCTGCGCCTCCTGTTGTGATAGGCCCTGTCTCAATCCCTCGTCGCGTGCCGTCACATACACCCGTAACCGCGAGGCCATCTCGCTCTTGGCAAACAGATCCTCGACGTAGGACCACGACCTGTTCGCGGCATCAATGGGGTGCTTGGCAACATAGCCAGCCATGCCTGCCGCCTTTGGCCCAACCCCCGTGCGCGACTTGGCCACTGTGTAGTCGATCTGCGACCCGGCCCGGTTGCGGTACGCCTCGGCGCTGGTAAATGCTGCCCCATGTGCCTTCAATTCCTCCAGGTCCTTGTCCCGCCACTTGCCGCCCTTCTTGCCCACGATGTCGGCGGCAGTGTCCTTGGCGACGGCCCAGGCGGTACGGGGGGCGTTGGCCAGGGTGCGCCACCCGGTGTTCTCCACGTTGGTCAGGGCGTCCATGGCGAGGTTGGACAGCTGGAATACGGGATTCAATGGGCCGGTCGCGGTGGTACGCAATACTCTCGACAGCAGGCGTCCTCCTTCGACGAACATACCGAACTGCCGGGGTTGGAGGTTGCGTGCGGCAGTGGCAATAATGGGGTCGACCGCAAGGATAACCTGATCCCCATTCTCCAGGAACGAGATGCTGTTGGTCTCGTCCGGCTTGAACGTCCCCTTCTTGATCTCCTCTGGCGACACGCGCCGCACGTAGTTCTCCCACCCTGGATAGTTCGAGGCGACCCGCAGTAGTTCACGTCCCACGGCATTGCGGTGGGCTTCGCGCTGGTTTTGGAAAGTGCGCGATACCACAGTCTCCAATAAGTTCTCGGTGCCCAGGCTGGACGGCCCACCGCGTTGCCGTATCGTACCTTGCTTAGTTAGTGAGCCAACCGGTTGCGTACTGCCCCAGGTGTCGTGGTTGGCGATGTTGTCCATGATGCGTGCAACCGGCACATACCGTGGATACATCTTGCGTAACGTATCGCCCAACTCCTGGGAGATGCGCCCATCGGCCTCCGCTTCGTTGAGCATAGTACGAAAGTACTGCTGTATCTTATCCACCGCCCCCTGGTGATGGGGTTCGCCTACCTCGATGCGATCCTGGATGTCCTTAGTACCCAGCCCCTTGTAATTCGTGGACTCCTCGTTAGTGACTAACTTCCGCTGCCACTCCTCGATACCCATGATTTGCATATGATTAGCACGCATCTGTAGAGCATTGCTATCCCCCTTGTTGGCGGCAGCATCAATGTCGGCCATAGCCGGGTCGGTCTTGACCGTCGCATTCCACTTGTCGCTACCCATGTCGTGGATGTCGAAGTCCCGCTGTTGCAACGCCTGCCCGTAGGTGCCGAGATCGCGCAGCTTGATACCGGCATTGGCGGCGCTGAGACCGGCGGTTTCGTCCCGTATGAGTGGGTCCAGGAACCCGTTCAACTGCTGCTCGGCACGCTCATTCGCCGCACCCGCCTCGTCAAATATGGCCCGTGCCTTGTCAGTGTGGGCATGGCGGGTACCACCTACCCCTGCGCCTGGACCGCGCGGCCCCTCGGCCTTGTCAGCCTCCCGTTGCAGTCCCTGTACACTCCGTACTGTGGAGATCCACCGCGACGTAGGGTTAACAATAACCTTGTCCACGGCCCTGCGTATGAAACTGTCCCCCTGCGCCTGCTGCTGGGCCTGCTGCTGTGCCGCCCGTGCCGGTCCCATGACGCCCTCATACCGTGGGTCCTTGTCCCAGGTGGGGTCGGTGGTGTTGCGGTTGAGGTAGTCCATCAGCTGGGTGGCCTTGTCGGACAGGACTTGGCCTACCTTTTGAGACCCCAGGAATCCTAGTGATCCCTCGGTTGGGCCGGTGTCGCGCCCACCACCAAAGCTGAACCCCTGCGGCGTTACCCCTGCTGCGGCTCCTGTCCCACCCACGCCTTCTTCAGCGCCTGGACGAACGCCTCCACCTGCTGGTTCTCGTCCAGCCCCGCCACCCTCGCGTCCTCCATCGCCGACACCGCTAGGTTGTGGTTGTTCACTGCCGCCTCGCTCCACTCCGGTGGGGCGTCCGAGACTCTCACCGGGCGGCGTTGCGGGGGTGACACCTGCGGCTGCTGGGCCACCGGGGGCTGGGCCTGGGCTGGGGGCACCGCCACGCTTCCCCGGCCAACGATTAGGTTGCGGTCTTCTTGCTTCGCCAAAAAATGCCTCCTTTACCGGTCCCGGCTTGACATATTCGAAGTGCTCCATCACCCATGGTAACCCATGCCTTTGCAACATCCTGCCATAGTTACGGGCCAGTTCCTCCATCTCCACGTCATCGAGTCCCAGCTTCTTGTTACCGGCGAGTGTCTTGGCAGTAACTTCCTTGAATGCATCGGCATCACTATAACCTGGGTGCAGGCCCTTGCGTGCCTTGGTAAACACCGGGGTCTTCATCATCTCATCAATAGCTTCCTGCGGCAGTGCTGTCCACCACTGACCGGCGTGGATCTTCTCCTCGCGTGCCGTGGGCCGTATCTCTGGCTTGGCTGGCTGGTCCGGTGAGATGAGTACAACTTCTAGTGACGGCTTGTGCTTACCCTGCGCCACCAGCGTGTCGAGGTGGCTGGTGATGTCACTGTGGAGGGCCTGTAACTTGGCCTTGGACGCTGGACTGATGTCGGGACTCTCCGACAGGGACTTGAGTTTCCCCAGCCGCCGCTGGATGTTGTCCCACTTCTCGGGGATGGACCGGCCACCAAGTGGTGACTTACCCGGCAGTACGCCACGGTCTGCCCTAACATCCCCCAGGTAGTCGAACAGCACCATGCCGTTGTCGTTCACGTACAGGGTGCCGGTCTGCGACGGGGTGTTGTAGGCGCGGTACTGGATATTCTCTAATACACTATCCTGGGCCTTGCGCAGTGTTGGCGATCCGCCGATCATGGCGTCCCGCACCCGCTGCCATGCCGTACTAAATTGGCTGTAATCGACAGGCTCCCCCAT